AGTTTAGAAAAGAAACGATTTCTTCGTTTGTAGTTTTTGTGAACAATTTGCCATCTGCTGCATTGATTGCAAGCTCCCGAAGCTCTAAAGATGAGAGAGCAGGAATTTTGTCGGGAACAGAACTTCCCTTGATAAGAATCTTAGACGGAGCAGGCATTGCTCTTAATTATTCTGCAGAAGAACAATTTTCACGAAATTTTGGATCTTTCCGATAACTAATTTGTCTTTTTAGTTTCTTGATGGTTGGTTCTTGCGAATTTTCAGAAATTGCTTCTATAGTTTGCGCAGAAGAAGTCCTGAAAGATTCTTCGGTTTTTGAAAAGATGTTTTTGAATTGTTTCCAGAGATTTGACATAATTTTAAAAAGTTCCAGGATCGTTTGAAGAGAGGGAAGGGCTGTTTGTTCCGATATGAAGTGTATTGCTAACTTCATTAAAAGCTAGCTCGCCATGTGCTAAAGAAGAAGGAGGTCCGGGATCTCCGGAAATTCTTCTTTTGATGAGAATCGTGCAGGGCATTCTTTTTTCTTCCATGGTCTTATTTATCTTTTTTGAGAAAAAGAAAACCCAGGCCCTTTCGAGCCTGGGTTAATCTTTAAGTTTTTTTTGTTTATTTATTACAGATTATTAATCCATTTAAAGGAATCATTAATTTTTTCAGAGAAGTCTTTTCCTAGTATTGTAGAATAATCCTTTTCTAAAGGCTTTACTTGATTTCTTATCTCATGATCTCCATAAGGCCAGCCGAGTTCATGTTCCACTGTGTATTGTTCCACGTTATTGAAGTCGTGCTTGAAAGGCTTTTCTTCAAGGTATTTCCAAATACTATCCATAGTATCCTTTGGGTTTTTTGTGAGTTCCTCAAAGTGAACAAAATGTAATTGGTTTTGATATCTTTTTACTGCATCAGAAAGTCTTTCAACAGCAATTCCAAGTGGAGGAATGTTCAACCAACCTTGTGCTCTCTTTTCTACAGTAGTCCAGTTTTGCGGTGATTGTTTTTCCACGCCAGTAAATGGAAAAGGATGTTGACGCCATTTCTTTTCAAATGAAGAAAGAATTCCTCTCATGTCTCTTACAGGAACCAGCACCTTAGCATTAGGCCAAATTGCAAATAGCATATCCAAATGACCAACCCAAGAACGACATTTATCAGCTACTACAGGACGATCTGTCAATCTATTGAAGGCATTTTCACATCCTCCTTTGACATAATCATAAAACAGAGTTTCTCCGTCTTGAGGATTTGGAATAGTTTTAAATTCTTCTGTAGCGGAAAATTGCCGAGCAATATAACCAATTTCATGAAGACCGCTGGTGGCTGTGGAATGAACTCTAGGATTTTGAGCCAAGATGTTCATCAATAGTGTAGAACCTGCACGAGGCAGACCGGAAACGAAGTGAATTGTTTTACTCATAGACTATATATTACTACAGTTTTTGAAAAAATCAATAAAAAACCTCGAAAGATTTTTAGGTCTTCCGAGGTTCTTTTTATTAGTTAATGTTAGAGAGCAAATTCAACAACAGAATTATCTTTCCGACCAGCTTGTTTGCCTTCTTTTCTGAGGGCAACAACTTGATCGTGCTGTTCTTCTGTTAAGTGGATTTGAGTTACACCTTTAGGAACTAAATCAGCAGCTTGTTCGGTTTCGAACAAGCTGTTAACTCTTCCCATTGGTCCTACGAATGCGTATTGTTTTTGTTCATATGTTTGATTTATTTGTTTTGTTTTAAGAATCCCGCACTAGATTAGAACCAGTGCGGGATAATTAATTTTTTTGTGATTTGTTTACAGATCTTTTATAACTGTAACGTTTTCGTTGTCTTGGAATGATAATCCTGTTCCTGCTGTCCATGTTGCATCCGTTGCTCTGGCATGAATGGTTAGAGGATCTGCTGTAGCTCCGAATGCATTAGAACCTATAAAAGCCGTTTGTGTTGTATAGCAATCAACAGTGGCTAATGAGGGGTTATTTTGGAATGCACCGCTTCCAATACTAGTCACAGAATTTGGAATAGTAACCGATGTGAGTTGGTTAATAGCGAATGCATAGCCGTCAATACTAGTCACAGAATCTGGAATAGTAACTGATGCGAGTTGGTTATTACCGAATGCATATTCTCCAATACTAGTCACAGAATTTCCTATAGTAACTGAAGTGAGTTGGTTATTATTGAATGCCCTGTCTCCAATACTAGTCACAGAATCTGGAATAGTAACTGAAGTGAGTTGGTTATATCCGAATGCATAGCTTCCAATATTAGTCACAGAATTTCCTATAGTAACTGATGTGAGTTGGTTATATCCGAATGCATAGCTTCCAATATTAGTCACAGAATTTCCTATAGTAACTGAAGTGAGTGAGTTACTAGCGAATGCATTGCTTCCGATACTAGTCATATTTATATCCAGTGAGGCGATTGGGTTATAACTGAATGCATTGCTTCCAATATTAGTCACAGAATTAGGAATAGTAACTGATGTGAGTTGGTTATTATAGAATGCATTGTCTCCAATACTAGTCACGGAATTTCCTATAGTAAGTGAAGTGAGTTGATTATAAGCGAATGCATAGCTTCCAATACTAGTCACAGAATCTGGAATAGTGACTGAAGTGAGTTGGTTAGCCCAAAATGCATAATTCCCAATACTCGTCACGGAATTTCCAATAATGAGAGAAGTGATTGAAGCCCCTCGGAACGCTTCGTTTCCAATACTCGTAATACCGTTTCCAATAACCAAATTTGTGAGATGCCAATTATTAGTAAAAAATTGATTGGTAATTCCACCAGTCACTGAATCAGGAATGGTTAGTGAAGTAAATTGCTGGTTGGTGAATGCATAACTTCCGATACTAGTCACAGAATTTGGAATAGTAACTGAAGTGAGCAAGTTGTTATGAAATGCATAACTTCCAATACTAGTCGCAGAAGTTCCAATGTCTACATAACCTGCAATGCCTTGATCTCTTTTCCACTCTTCTGGAACATCTCCGTTCACAGTTGACAGAACATTTCCTGAACTGTCATAGATAATTGTATCGGTGAGAGTAGGACCACCTCCACCACCAGATGTTGAAAAGATTGTATTTCCGAAGAATTTTGATTTACCGACAATTTTAAAGGACATAATTTTTTAAATTTTTTATTGTTTAGTTTTTTAAAACCCTGGACCGGGCTTGGACCGATCCAGGGAATTAATTTTATCTTATTCTATTTCTTAGTATGTTCCACCGTCCATGACGAATCCTTCGATTGTCGAAGAACCAGAACCAAGGAGGTTTGCAGTTGCAGAGATAGAACCAACGACTGTGAATGCTTCAGAAGGAGATTCAGTGTTAACACCGATTACTCCATCGCCAACATAGAAGGTTGTGGAAGCACCGCTACCAGCTTCGAACTCACCAGCAATAGCAACATTGCCAGTTACAGAACCACCAGTGCGCTTGTCAAGGTAGTTGCTAGAGATCTCAGTTACGCGAGTATCAAGAGCACCTTCAGCAGCAGTTGCACGAGCAACTTCATCAGCTAGATCAGAAGCGAGCTGAGCAGAAACTGATTGAACGGTTGAGTTAAGAGCAGCAACTTCGGAATCAATCTTGCTATCAAGAGTAGCAGAAACTGTCTGAATGGTTGTTGTTAATGAAGCAACTTCAGAGTCAATTTTGCTGTCAAGAGTAGCAGAGACAGATGCGAGGTTTGTGGAAGCAGCACCAGCAAGAGCTGTGATTGCACCATTAAGGTCGCTATCAGCTTGTTGGAAAGCACTTACAATCTCAGTTAGAGAATTGAGAGCAACTTCGTCAACATTGCTAAGAACGTTATCAATGCGTGTGTTAGCAGCAGCTAGGTCACCTTTGATTTCAGCAGAAAGAGCTTCAAGAGAAGCTGTTGAGCCTTCTCCGAGGTTATCAATCTGAGATTGAAGATCGCTAGAAACGCTTACGACTGTAGAGTTAAGAGCTGAAACTTCGCTATCGATTTTGGAATCGAGAGTAGAAGAAACAGACTGAACTGTTGAAGTCAAATCAGCAACTTTAGAATCAACTGTGGAGCTGAGAGAAGCAACACTACTGTCAATCTTGGAATCAAGAGTGGCAGAAACTGCAGCCATGGTGGTTTCGATTGCGAGATCAGCAGCAGCACGATCAGAAGCTTCGCTGTCTAGTTGACCTTGAAGGTCAGCAGAAACAGCAGCGAGAGTTGTGCTGATACCAGAGTTAGCAGCGTCAACATAGCTCTTTGTAGTAGCAGCATTAGCAGCAACAGGCTCAGCAACGAAGACTTGACCAGTAGCAGAGATATCTCCAACAACTGTTAGTTCTTCATTCGGAGTTTCAGTGCCAATAC